ATATGCAATCAAAATGAATAAACATTTTTGTGATTTTTCTATTGACAACAGAAGTAATATCCTGTATTATTAAGGTGAACCACTACCAATGAAGAAAGGAGTGATGGAGATGAAGGAACTACCTACAAAAAGAGGTATTGCTAGTTTCAAAGGAACAGTTGCCGAGTTCAGAAAAGAGTTGCAGGATTTCAGAGAGTTCATGGAGTTTGTAGGAGAACAGGAACAAGACTTTCAACTTGAAGAAAATTAAAATTAAAGGAGTGTTGATAATGGGTTTCGAGAGATTCAACAGAGGTTTGAAGTTCAATCCAATTAACACAGAAGGTTATGAGTATAGGAAACTTGCGGAACTTTACAAAGAGTATGGAGCAGATGTTGAGTATCCTGTAAGAGCACTCTATGTAAACAAAACTAAGTATGGAGAAAGTGCTATAGCTGTTACAGATGGATACTTCATCAATCTTCCCTCTCATTCGGTAAATGATGTGAAAGAGATTATAGCAGATGAAGAATTGGTGCAGATGATTAACGATGGTCGTGTATCAATAGCTATTTATGAATACTACTCTCACAAGTACGAAGGAGTGTTCTATGGTATAAGGTGGATTGAGAAATAAGTAGGAGGGAGGGAAACCTCCCTCTTTATATAAGGAGGGATGGTAATGATTGAGCGAATCGGCAAGTTCTGCAGGAAGTTTAGGGAAGATGTTCTAAATGTTTCGCTAACTGAATTTGCTAGGTTGACAGGTGAGAATCTAAAAAACATTCATGCTTTCGAGAAAGGCAGAGCCAATAACATCAAATATCTATATCTTTATTATGATTTAGCTGACGAAGAACAGAAAAGGGAGTTTGCAATAGGTTTGTTTGAAATTATCTAAGGAGGGTTTAAAATGAGAAGAGATATTAAAAATGTGAAAAGTACGCTGACAAAAGCAGAACAGTTTTTAGAATCTGAACGAAATCTTGAAAAGATAAAAAGGGAGATTCAAAGAAAGGCAAATATTGCACATAAGCGTTTAAAAAGACTTGAAAAGAACAACCTAACAGAACTTCCTGCTTATCAACAATGGGTGAAGGATGGAAAAGTTAGGTTTGGAGTAAAGGGAAAGAATTATAATGAGTTGCAGGCAGAGTTAGCTAGATTGAACAGGTTTTTAGATTCTAAAACTTCATTAGTTAGACAGGCAAATAAATATTTGAAAGAAATAGCAGAGATGACGGGGGTTAAATATAGAAGGGTTGGAGAATTGCCTGATAAACTAAGCAACTTCTTCCGAATTAGTGAAAAGGTGGAGGAATATTTAAGAAATGTTGAAGGTACCGCTAGTGCTATCGGTTATCATAAAATATGGGAAGTTGTTAATGAAGTAGTTAAAATGGAGGGTAGGGAATTAGATGGAAGTGAGGAAGAAATGGAAGCAATTATTCAGGATGCTATTGATGCATTGGAATATGAACACTATATAGATTTATCTAATTTAGATTGGACATTAGTAGAATAGGCAGGTGAACAGGGTTGATAAAAAAAACAGGACAGTTTCTAAGGAGAATAGAATTAGAGCAGGTTCTGAAAGAAATTTCTGAAATAGAATACACTACCGTTATCACGAATAAGGAGGTAGAGTATTTGAATTTAGAAGTTGCTTTCGATATTGAAGCAACTTCAACCTATATCAACCCTGATGAAAAGTTTGCTTTCATGTATTTATGGACTATTGGGTTTAAGGATTCCAACTATATTTATCATGGTAGAACTTGGGGAGAATTTCAGGAGTTGATTCAGGCTTTAAGCAAGTTTTTCAATCTGTCACCGTCTAGAAGATTAGTTATATATGTTCATAATCTAGGCTATGAATTCCAATTCATGAGAAAGTATTTTGAGTGGAAAGAAGTTTTTTCTGTTGAGTTAAGGAAGCCAATAAAAGCTGTTACAACTTCAGGAATTGAATTTAGATGTTCCTATATTCTTGCTGGTTTTTCTCTTGAAAGATTGGCTAAGAATTTAGTTTCTCATAAGGTTGAGAAGCTAGTAGGTGATTTAGATTATTCGCTGGTTCGTCACAGTGAAACTGTTCTAACAATGCAGGAACTTGACTATGCAATAAACGATGTGCTGATTGTGCTGTACTATATCAATGAGCAGATGAACTATTATAATGACATTAGCAAGATTCCTATGACTAATACAGGAAGGGTTCGCAGGTTTGTTCGTGACAGATGTTATTATTCCGACAAAAACCATAAAAAGGCAAGTAAAGGAAAATATTTGAGGTACCGCAGGTTGATGGAAGATTTAACGCTAGATGCTAAGACTTATAAAATGTTGGCAAGAGCGTTTATGGGTGGGTTCACTCATGCCAATGCAAATTATACAGGCAAGGTATTGGAAGATGTAACAAGCATAGACTTCAATTCATCGTATCCTGCTGTTATGCTTTCAGAACAATTTCCAATGAGCAAGCCAATTCCTACTAAACTAACAAAGGAGAAGAACTTTGATTACTACCGTAAGAGGTTCTGCCTATTGTTCGATGTTAAGTTCACAGGACTAATTGCAAAGATACCGCAGGAAAACTATATAAGTGAGAGTAAGTGTTGGAAATTAGAAGGAGCATTGATAAATAATGGGAGAGTGCAAAAAGCTGATGTATTAGCTACAACCATTACAGAGGTTGACTTTGAAATTATAGAGCAATGTTATGAATGGGAGAAGATGGAAATTGCTAACCTTTATAGATTCTACAAAGGCTATCTACCTTACTCAATTGTTCAAAGTATCATTAAGCTGTATGAGGATAAGACGATTCTAAAGGGTGTTGAAGGACAGGAAGTTGAGTATTTGCTTTCTAAGGGTATGCTTAATTCAGTATATGGAATGAGTGTTACAGCTATTGTGAGAGATGAAATAACATATACAGATGATTGGAAGGTAGAACCTGCCGATGTTGAACAGCAGATTCAAACTTATAATGAATCAAAGAATAGATTCCTATACTATCCTTGGGGAATATGGACTACCGCTTATGCTAGGAGAAATTTATGGTATGGTATCATAGCAATGGGGGATGATTACGTTTATTCAGATACAGATTCCATTAAGTTCCTGAACTATGAAAAGCACAAACCATTTATTGAAGCATACAACAAAAACCTGATTAGGAAACTTGAGAAAATGTGTTCACTTTACAAGATACCTATTGAAAAACTGAAACCTAAAACGAAGGAAGGAGTAGAAAAGTTCATAGGACTATGGGAATTGGATGGGCATTACTCTAGGTTCAAAACGCTAGGAGCGAAACGTTATTTAGTTGAATATGCTGACACAGGAGAGTTAGAATTAACAGTTGCAGGACTATCCAAAAAGGATGGTTTAGAGTACATGAAGCAGGTTTGCAACAATGACCATGAGAAAGTATTTGCTATGTTCAACGATGAACTTTATATTCCTGCTGATAGAACAGGGAAAAACACTCATACCTATATAGATTCTGAAAAGGAGTGTATGGTTATTGATTACAGAGGGAAGGAAGGGAAGGCAGAAGCAAAAAGTGGAGTTCATTTAGAGAAGGCAGAATTCACTCTATCACTTGCTAGAGAATACGTCAATTTCCTGAATATGTTGAAAGCAGGGTATTTATACACAGGACAGAAACAAATATAGGGGGGTTTAAAATGGGTGAGAGGAAAGGTTTGCTCAGAAAAAACAGGAAGCCAAAGTATTATTCATTAGACAGGGTACTCAGGCACAATGCAATCTACAACGTTATAATCGGAGAGAGAAGCAATGGAAAGACTTATTCAGTTCTAAAGTATGCAATAAACGAATATTTCAATGGTAACGGTGGAGAGTTGGCTATTATTAGAAGGTGGCAGGAAGATATTAGAGGTATGAGAGCAAAAGGAATATTTTCAGCTTTAATTGAGAATGGAGAGGTGAAGAAGCTAAGTAAGGGAGAATATGATGGAATTCACTATTACGGAGGGAAATTCTACTTCTGCAACTATGATGAACAGGGGAAGCCAATATATAACACAGAAACAGATTTATTCGCTCATGCTTTCGCTTTAAGTGCTACAGAGCACAATAAGAGTATATCATTCCCTAGAGTTAAAACCATTCTGTTTGATGAATTTATAACGCGTGGAACCTATTTGCCTGACGAATTTGTCCTATTCATGAATACAGTAAGCACTATTGTAAGACAAAGAAGCAATGTTAAGATATTCATGCTAGGAAATACAGTTAACAAATACTGTCCATACTTCGCAGAAATGGGCTTAACTCACATACAAAAAATGAAGCAGGGAAGCATAGATATTTATACCTATGGTTCTTCCCCTCTAACAGTTGCTGTAGAATACTGTTCATCTTTAAACACTAGCAAGGATTCTGATGTTTACTTCGCTTTTGACAATCCTAAGCTGAAGATGATTACAGAAGGAAGTTGGGAACTAGACATTTACCCTCATTGTCCTGTAAAGTTCACACCTAAAGACATAGTATTCATTTACTTTATCATATTCGATGGGCAGATATACCAATGTGAAATAGTGGAGAAAGACGGAGAAATGTTCACCTATATTCACGTTAAAACTACACCACTACAGGATGAAGATAATGACATTATTTACTCATTGGAGCACAGCCACAAAATGAATTGGAATAGAAGCATATATAAGCCAACGAATGAGATTATGAGAAAGATTCTGTACTTTTTTCAGGTGGATAAAGTGTTCTATCAAAACAATGAAGTGGGGGATGCAATAAACAATTATCTGAACATAGCTAAAAAGCTATAATTTGACAAAAACCTTGCATTAAAGTAAAATGAAATAAAGGGGGATTTCCAATGAATAAATTTTACCGTTATGATTTCCGGAATAAAGCAGAAAACGTTGATAACTTCATTCGCTATATGTTGGCAAGAACCTTACAGATGTTTGAATACACAGGTTTGCCTGAAACCATACCGCAGAAAGAATTAGAGCGAATCCTGCAGGTTCGAGGATTTGCCTTTGTAACAGAACATGAAGGTGAGATTTATGCCTTCACAGGAAGTTTAGGTGGGCAACAGGGAGTATATGGAGAACCTACTGAAATAGTTATAGCTAACCCTGCTTTGAAGTTCAACAAAACTTTAAACCTGAAAAACGATGGAGTTCTAGTTAATAACGATGATATGCAACAAGGTTTAATTCCCCTTATTTCAAAGTACGCAACCATTCTGAATGAGAATGAAATTACTATGATTCTAAGCACTATCAATAGGAGAGTAAACAACCTAATATCTGTTAGTGATGGTAATACCGCAGATAGTGCTAGGAAGTATTTAGATGGTTTAGAAGCAGGGAACATTGGCTATATCATGGAAAACAGGCTTTATGAATCTTTGAAAACAAAGTCAATTTCTGAAAGCTATTCAACTAGGCTAGTGGACTTAATCGAACTTCAACAGTACATTAAAGCTAGTTTATATAATGAACTAGGACTTAATTCTAACTTCAACATGAAGAAAGAAAGGCTAATCAGGCAGGAAGTAGAAATAAACACTGACAGCATTTATCCATTAGTTGACAATATGCTGAATTGCAGGCAGGAAGCTGTAGAGAAAATCAATGCAATGTTTGGAACTTCTATAACTGTAGAATTTAGTTCAAGTTGGGCAGA